TCCGCTCGCTGACCCTCTTCTTGTACGACTGTGGTTGCAGTGGAAGAACCTCAAAGAACGCTTCATGTGGGCTGCGTGATTGCAACCAAACGAAACAGCAAACTGACTTCGGAGCGAAACGCCATGAGCATTCCTCTGGAACTCCTCACCTGTCTGTCATGGGCCATCGTATGGGCAATCTTCCTGCTATGGGGATTTGATGCGGTGATGTCGGAGAAGCGTCGGTAATGAAGTTCGCGCTCAAGTTGGCGTGGGGCTTCCTGTTGCTCGTCGGCCTCGCGGTCAGCGGATTCTTCGCGGTACGCGCCGGGATTAGTCACGACTATGCCGAAGGCGCCTATTGGGCAACGATCGCCATCCTCTACAAGTTAGCAATGCCCGAATGAGAAAGCATCCCAACCCGGCTCCAGCCGGCCCTCGTCCATCGCCGCCACCTGCGCCACCGATGCCGCCGATGTCATCTTTCGCGAAGGCGCTCATTAACAGAGTGGGTGCCTTAGTGGGCCAATCGCCAGAAGAAATTCAGGCCGTCCTTCGCCTGAACGCTGCCGCGCCGAAGCTGCTTGTGGCGCTGCGCGAACTGTCGGACCCGACTTGGCCCGAATGGCATTGGACGCGGCAACGCGCGTCGCTATCCGCAGCGCAGGACGCTATCGCTCTCGCCGAAGGCACGCGACAGCGCGCCACGGAATCAACGGATGCGAATGTGGGCTCGGGGACGCCGACGACATGAATATCGAATGGATTATTCCTGAATGGCTACATCCGGCGCTGGTCAGTGACACCGGGAAGCAGTACGTCTTTCTAGTGCCGTGTACCGCCGACGAATACGACTACATCGCTGGCATGGTGAGCGAGGACGTATGACGCACCGCGAGACGGTCAATCATCCACAGCACTACGGTGGCGAGGCCAATCCCTATGAGGCGATCAAGGTCATCGAAGCGTGGCGTCTTGGATTCAATCTTGGCAACGCGGTGAAATACATCGCGCGCTCGGGCAAAAAGGGCGAGGCGAGCGAGGATTTGCGCAAGGCCGTCTGGTATCTGATGCGCGAGATCACAAACACGGAGCATCAGGGTGACAGATAGCGTCAGCGTTCTGGATCACGGCCATGTTCGCCTCGTCGAGCGCATGGGCAACGATCTTTCCATCGTCCGCAACGCGCGCGTAAGTTATGACGCCCAATGGCGTACGGGCGACGATGAAGGCAAGGACGCCAAACTGATCCACTATCTGTGGAGGAACCGGCATACCAGCCCATTCGAGGCCGTGCAGTTCACCTTTGACATCAAGTGCCCCATCTTCGTTGCTCGCCAGTGGCATCGACATCGCACTTGGGCCTACAACGAGGTCAGCGCCCGCTACGCAGAACTGCCGGAGGAATTCTACGTTCCGACACTTGATAAGGTCACGACGCAGGCCGCTGGCAACAAGCAGATGCGGACCGACAATCAACATCCGCATGCGGAAGAAATCGCGGGAATCCTGCGATTGCAGTGCGAACAAGCGTTTAAGTGCTATAGGTCATTGCTCGACGTCGGCTGCCCGCGCGAGTTGGCGCGATCGGTATTACCGGTCGCGACGTACACGCATTTCTTCGCTACTGTCGATCTGCGGAACCTGTTTCACTTCCTGTCGCTGCGCCTGCACGCTCACGCCCAATATGAAATTCGCGTGTACGCCGAGGCGATCGTTACGCTGATTCGCCCGTTCGTTCCGACGGCGATGGAAGCGTTCGAGAGCAACGTATGACACTCCGCTTCACGCCCGAACAATACGAAGCGTACGAGCGCCGTCGCGTCACGCAAATCGGCCGCGTAACGCAAGCGCAGAAGACGGAAATGGCGGCAACGTGGAACGGGAATTCCAACGTGGAGGTCGTCACGCTCGACGCTGTCGGCACATCGTCCTGCAAGGCGTCTGTAGACGTTACGCGCAGCCCAGCACCCGCGAAACTGGTGCAGGTGCCGACGCCAGAATCCGCGGTCCTGAAAGCGGTTCTAGCCGCCCTGCGGATACATCCGATGGTGGCGTGGGCGGAACGCATGAACGTAATGTCGCAGACCCTGCAATACAAGGGCGTCGACCGCTACGTGAAAGCCGGATTCAAGGGACTGTCCGACATCATCGGCATGCTGCGCGACGGACGTTTCCTGGCGGTTGAAGTGAAACGTCCCGGCGGTCAGCCGACGCAAGCGCAAATTGAATTCCTCGGCTTGGTAGACCGTTCCGGTGGCGTCGCGTTCATCGCGAGGTCTGTCGACGACGTTATCCGCGCGCTCGCGGCACCCAAGGAAGCGGCGTGAGCGCGATGTGGGACTGGTTCGGCCTGTCGTACGCCTCCTACCTCGTCGTTCCGCGCGCCCTTTTGTGCGGGATGCCTGACGAATGGCAGGAAAGGATGGTTGCGTTGCTCAACGAAGCTCGCGAGACGTACGACTCCGATCAAATTCACGACAACTATACCGTTCACCTACGGAACGAGCGCGGTCGATTCGTCTCCGATCCGTTGCGCGACTACCGTCATCCGCCAGCGCTCCCGTACAGGACTGCGGCATGAGAACGGCCACGAACATCCGCGAATCGAGCTTGCGCGCGTATCACGCGATAGAGCCGAGCCTGCAGGATCGCGAGCGGGAAATCATCCGCTTTCTCGCACGCAATGCTCATCGCGATTTCACGAGGTTAGAGATAGCGACCGAATCCGGCATCTCATTGCAGAGCGTGTGCGGCAGGATAAACCGCTTGCTGAAGATCGGCGCGCTGGAAGAACTGCCGATCCGTAAATGCAAGTATGGGAAATCGGGATGTCCCGTTCGGTTGATGCCGAGCCAGATGGGGCTTTTCGAGTGACGCCAGTAGTCATTGGCGACGCGACGCTGTATCTAGGCGATTGCCTCGAAATACTGCCGACGCTCGCATCTACCTCTATCCACATGATCATGACCGATCCGCCCTACGGTCACAGCAACAACGATGGCGACCTGATCCACCGGTGGGAAGCCGCCCTCGGTCGCCTTCCCGCCGGTGAGAATCCACCGGTGGGGCGACCAATCGCCAACGACGGCGCAGAGGCGAACGATCTCTTTCGCGCGACGCTGCCGGAACTAAATCGACTGCTCGCTTCTAAAGGCTGCTGCTGCTGCTGCTGCTGCTGCGGCGGCGGCGGACCGGACCCACAATTCGCGCGCTGGTCGCTATGGCTCGATGATGTCTTCGACTTCAAGCAGATGATCGTGTGGGACAAAGGGCCGATGGGGATGGGCTGGCATTACAGGCGCTCATACGAAACGGTCCTCGTTGCAGAAAAGCGCGGCGGCTCGAAGTGGTACGACGAGACGAATACCGTCGAAAACATCATCCGCCCCGGTCAATACGGCATTCGCAAGATCATCCCAAGCGCCGACGATCATCCCACGCCGAAGCCGCCGGCACTGGCCGCGCACTTCGCGAGGCTGCACACAATTTCCGGCGACACGGTCCTTGATCCGTTCATGGGGCGCGGCTGGGTAGGCGAGGCCGTCATTCCGATGGGCCGCAAGTTCATCGGCATCGAGATCGACAGCGAGCATTTCAACATTGCGTGCGAGAAGGTCGAAAACGCGCAACGACAGGAACGGATGTTCGCATGACGGCCTTTCGCAGCGAAGTCTGTGAATCGTCACGCTTGATCGCAAACCACGCCAGCCAAATGAAATGAATTGTGGCTGTGAATCCGGCAACCGATGGGAGTTTCATTTTGAATGCACGGGCTGCATGGCTCGTCATTACGTTGATGTCCTTGGTGGAACGACAGAAAGAAACGTCGCACAGAGAAAAGCACGCTACCGGCAGCTAGAGAAAGCATGGTCCGCGGAAAAGTTCGCGGAATGGTGGAAATTGGTGGAAGCGGAACGATTGAAATGACGGACGAGTACGGACGCATGAGCGGCGATTTGCGGGCTCTCGGCGAAATAGCCATCGCTGCGGAGAACTTTTTTGCCTCTTCGCGCAGCGAGCAGTTCGCAATCATCAGGAATATCTATGCGATCGCGACGCCGATGATT